TTCTTGGATACGCGATATTCTCTGGTTCTAGTTTCATAAAGTCACTCCGAAAGTCTTGTATGAATGTATTTAGCACTTTGCTATCCTCGTTCATTATAATCTTCAGAGCCTCTTTAATCTTATCCCGACACACTTGTGGTGTAGATGATTTGACTGCTTCGATACCCATAATCTTGAGCTTTGGTTCGTTGTATCGCACCCCTTCACTATCGTGGACATTTAGAATGTATCGTTTCTTTGCAGTCCAGATACCCTTGTCTGCGATAACCTCTCGCGCCATCTGCATCTTTTGTTCGTATGCGTTTGTTACCTGTGAAAGAGCTGTATAACTTTTTTCAATAAATGGTTCCAGCTTCTCTTTTGCAATCTTATCCAAGAAATTGACAATAGTTCTAGTTTCCGTTCCCTCTCCAAACAACTTAGCAACCAATCTGTCAAAAGTAATGTATACCGAATCCGTATCCGAAGCAATAACGTAGTCCACATTGTCTGTCTCCAATAATTTGTTTAAGTAGATGTTCAGAGATTTCTCAATCCACCGAATAGATAACTGACCCGATGTAGTGATTGCAGCTGCAATCATCAAGTCATAGTATCGGAAATAGTTATTCCCGATTGCACCATAAGCTGAGTTGAGAGATATCTTTTTAGCCATCTGAATGTTGTTATACTTGGATATGTCCTTTAACAACTTAGGGTCTTTGGTATTCTCATACTCTTGTGATGCTTGCAACATGAGTTTCTTGTACTTGGTACGGTCATTGTACATGGTTTCCATAATCTCTGGAAGAAACCCACGTTTGTCTTTACGAAAGAACGCACCATTTGGTGTCATACAATGTTCAGTTTCGTTTCGTGCTTTACCTTCTAACAGCTTATCCACCAATTTTACAGGTTTACTAGGAACAAGTGTCTCTGGTGATATGTTGTACTGCATGATTAGATGAGGATACAGTGAGTTCAAATCAAAACTCATAACCCATTTGTGCATACCTACCTGTGGTTCTTTGACATACGCACCTTCAAACTTCTCTGCTTTTTCACGTGCTACCTTTTGCGGTATCACTATGTTCTTTTCACGCAAATAGTTATAGATAAGAATATCCCAATACTTCACCGAACCCAACACATCAGTATAGTTGACTTTTGCATCATATGCCATGGTAAGACAGAGCTCAATCAGCTTCATCTTGTCTTCTAGACGGTCAACAATCTCAACGTCCTGTATATTGTATTCAATAAACGATTGATAATCTTTCTGATACCATTCGCTGAAGGTTTCAAAGGGATTGCCCGTCTTACGTTGACCTAGTTCCACATACGCAATGTGGTCTAGTCGATAGGACTCTTGTGCAGTATAGGTAAACTTACGATACAGGTCAAAATAATCTAGTGCAGAAACACCAGCAATGTCATATGCTTGATGTGTTCTTCCCATCTTATAGACAGACTTCTCTCGTACTGAACCCCAAGGCGATAATCGTTTTAGTTCATCCTCACCAAACAGGTTAATGATTCGATTGCATATGTAAGGTATATCAAAGAACTCTGTGTTCCAGCCTGTGATAATGTCTGGATAATGTCGTTCCCAGAATACAAGAAACTCTTTGAGTAGGTGTACTTCACTCTCGCATTTGACATAGGTAACATCATTACGTTCTGTTGTGAAGTCACCGATACCCCACACTACAATCTTTTTGGATTGATGGTTCTTGATGGTGATGGATAGTAATTCTTCACTTGCTTCAGTAGGTGAAGGAAAACCATTTTCTGACTTGACCTCAATATCAATTGTCACCATCATCAGTTGGTCAATATCCCAATCAACCCGACCAGCATATTCATCTGCAATATAACTGTACGGATGTTGAGTATTGCCGTAGACTAGTTCGGGCTGTGATTTGTAAGCTTCAATGTGTTCTTTTGCATCACGAATATTATCAAATTGAATATCTGTGACATATTTACCATCTAGAGTTTTGTATGGTGTTTGTTTCGCTACAGGAGCATACAATGTTGGTGAATATTTTACACGTTTGTTTATATTACGTTGCCCATCTTTGACCTCACGCACCAAAAGAAAGTTGCCGTACTGAATGACATTCGTGTAAAAATTCATAGTGTTATAATACCACTTGGTAGGGGAAAAGTCAAGGTATTTTTATATAAAATCTTCTAAACTTCCCACTTCTTTTTTTGCAAATCTGCCAATAAGTCGTTCAGATTTTCCCATGTTTCCTTGTGTTGCACATGACCTGTCAGTATAACATACTGTCGTAAATCTTTGGCCTGGGCCATGAATAGGTGTAACGCAATGTAGTGACTTAGAATCTGCAATGCATACCGAATTATCTGGTAAATCTATACCAATTCCCCAACGAGGGAATGATAGGTAAGCACCTGTATAAGACCCCTGACGATGGCAACTCATTGTTGTATACTCAATGTCCTTGCCATCAGAGTGGACGGCCATAGCCGTACTCTGCATTGCGCTATACCTGTTTGCAGACAGTGTTGTTACCATTCCATGTCTATGTTCTGGTGCAATTGCTTCTTCTGCATATCTACGTTGTCTCTGATATATCTCAGGTGCAACTTTACCAAATGCTTTCTCTACATCAACACAAAGTTCATCTAACAGTTCCCACTTATCAGGATTTGATATATTAATTTTTCCTGTAAATCGTCCACGTTTTGCACCAATCATAACTGAATCAATCTCATTTGCATACGCAATCATACCCCACTTGCCACCTTTTGTTTTGACATAGTAAGAGTTGGGTGTTCGTAGTTTGTAGTGTTCGCCTTCAATAAGACCTTTCTTTTTCATTTCCTCAGCATCAATAGGCCCAGCACAGTTCGCTCTCATAACTGAGCTTTCTTGAATTCCATACAGAATATCTCTCATATGGTCATTTGGAAATGCATCTGTCACTACATATGCAATGGGAACTCCCTCACCATCTAGTGTGGAATCTGGGCGATATACAACTGTATCAGACTCTACACTAATAATTTGATCTAAATCTGTTTCATCATAGAATTTTCCATTCCATTTTTCAAAGGTTTCTTTTTCACCATAATCATTTCTTGCTGTTATTTTTATCAAGATATTGTTTCCCTTCTATTAATCATAACTCATCTTTTTCGTACTCCTCAATCCAAACCATAGCATCAGTCAACTTTTTACAGTATTTGTTTTGAGTGTGTACTTGATTGTCAAAAACTTTTCTCGTTGCACAATATTTCATACCTTCTCCCTCATTTGATACGTTCAAAGACTCGGATGGAATAATTGACCCCACTTTTATTTCTAAGCTCAATCCATATTCTGCATCTTCATTTAAAATTTGAGTAGCAATATATGCTGTCCTTTCGACATTTTTCATGTCAGTAAAAGATTTCTGTTTCCATTCAATTTTCATTTCGTCCAACTTTTCATAAACCCCTTTGCGAGCTTACCTTCCATCCTTATTGCTTGTCGTTCCCATGGCTGTTTTGACCATGAGGCATGAGTATAGTCAACATAAGAACCATCTTTAGTTTTCCACAATTTGCGATAACCAAGTTTTACTGGATACACACGATCTATCATAAGACCTGTGGCTGTTTGATAAACGTGAACCATTTCGTGACATATTGTTTCAATAAATCTATTTAGACCAGACAAGTTTGGATTACCATTTTTAAACTTGGGTATTCGTTTATCCACTTCAATTGTGAAATCACGATCAGTATTCCCTAGCGCACAAAATCCATATGCACCTTCATCTAAACATTTGGTCAATTGAACTTCAATTTCTAGAGTTGAATGTCTAGGCATCAATTCCGAGATACAATACCATACGACATTCTCTGTCAGTTGACGTTGTTTTTTAGTTCCACCGATTACGGTCACTTGATTCAAGGATTTTCCTCTGTTTTTTGACTATATGAATAGGATAACATACTGAACAGGGTTTGTCAAGGCATTTATTACTTTGTAAGTTGTTGATTTTATTGAAAATTTAAAAATAAATCAGGGAGCCCGAAAGGCTCCCTGATTTCTCTATACTAAAATGATGTAGATAGTGAAAATACAAGTGCTTCACAGTCATTTCCAGAAGAACATACGCCGTCTGTAGTGACATCATTCCAAGAAACAGCACCAGTAAGTTTTCCAATAGTTTTTGAAGCCCCTACTGAGTAGTGAAAGTAGTTTTTGCCGTCTTCAATGTCTTGATAGCCCGCAACTACGTTTCCTGTTATACCAGCTGGAAGTACAAGAGATGCACTCTTATAAGAATACACACCTAATCCAGTTTCTCCATAGAAGTCAGGACTAATACTAATCCCTGCTTGCAATGTTGGTGATAATGGAAGTCCGCCAAATGACTTAGAAACTGAACCATAGATTTCTCCAAAGTTATAGTCGCCACTGCCACTGTCTTCGTTTTGTTCTGCATAAAGATAATGCAGATATCCCATATCATAACTCAATCCAAGAGCTTGTCCTCTATACCCAGCATACACATCAATCTCTGTGCTGGCTGCATCTGTTTTGGCTGAATTAAATTCCAGACTTGATGCCCAAGTACCTATGTACAATCCCGAAGAATGTGAAATGTCGAATCCACCCTGTATCGCAGGATCTTCATTGCTTTGTGTTACTCCTCTCCAAACATACTCTGATGCAATACCAACATTTGCTGATACTACGAAAGCAGGCTCTGTTTTTGCAACTTCTTCTGATTTAAGTTTTGTTTCAAGCCTATCAAGCTCATCAGCACTTACAGAAAAGATGCTTCCGAGAGTTATTGCAAATGCAATTACTCCTGTTTTTAAATAATGGTTCATTAATTTCTCCCTTATAGTTTGTGAATTAATGTCTTATTTAGGTCAAATGTATCTTTTAAACCAAAGATGTGACATAAATCAGACATTGTTTAGTATGGTTTTGTTAGTGAGTTCTCTTGTACCCGCTTTGTTAGATTTAACTTCCCATGGCCTTTCATAACTTGCGTTAATCATGGGGTCTGTTTTGCCATAGTTAGCAGGCAGCTCATTCCAAAAGATAGCTCCAATGGATACACGATTGCCTTCATAAGATTGCACCGCATGAATCACATCAAAAGGAAATGAGATTAGTCGATTATTAATAGGTGCAATAGAATCTGTTTGGTGGTCTGCCCACGAAAAGAATTGTTCTTTGCCGATCTTAACATCTGTAATTGGTGGTTGTGTATAGATATCTAAACGACCACCCTTGTCGGGCGCTCTTAAATAATATATAAATGTTTGTTTTGGAATGTCTTTGGGTGTATAGTCTACGCCATCGACAGTGCAATAGGACACCCTGTCATTATGTGGTTTAGGATTAGACGGTCTAATATTCCACCACGCAGTTGCACCCATAATTTCATTACCATCCAACATAGCTGGATATGCATGAAGATACAGTTTTTTTACAAACTCATGAAATGCATTTTCTGGTTTAGCAAATCTACCGATCCACTGTACCTGAGAAAATGTCATTGAAGTGTCTCCTAGTCGATCATACAGATCGTCATCTAGGAAATCATCATATATTTTTATCACTCTCTACTAAACTCCTGTTCACAATATGTTCATCTTCAATATCTTCTTTACTTTGTCCAAAGTAAGCGACCGCATAATGCTCTCGTATCATCCA